CAACCAATCTTCTATGTCCTCGAACTTTTTCACACGCGCGAAAAAGTTCATCGCCGGCTCTGCCACCAGGCCGGCAGCCCTTATGGGTGCTTATGGTGGCGGCATTCGGGCTTCCCAACGGGAGCCGGTAGTTCTTTTTTCAGCCGGCACCAGCCGTGCTAATTCCCCCGTGGTACGGGAAGAGCCTCGCCCGCTCTCGCCCCCGTCCACCTTCGTCGAGGATTCCGACGAGACCGACTCGCAAGCCGCGCCTGACTCCGACATTCTGAACGGGTCAGACTTGATGGCTGATGCCGGGTTCCGCTCCCTCTTCCGCCGGCTGTTCGCCCAGCTCTCGGCCCTCGTTCGCTCCCCCCTCGACTCCACCCGAGCCGCGGGCGCCTGGATGCTCTCCCTCGCCTCGGCGGCTTGGAAGGCCTTCCGCGCTTTCAGCCTGACCCGGGGCTTCGAGATCCTCACGGATCTGCTTCGATGGGTGGCCGACCACAGCGCGATCGCCCTTGGCGGGGTGATCCAGAAGCTCCTCCGCTTTCGGGATCCGGAGCTCGCCCGCATCCTCGACGAGGCCATGGAGGACGCCATCGCGCTGGAGACCCCCAGTGCCCCGGAGGGCGTCAACGCGTTTGTGGATCCCGACGACGAGGCTGCTGAGGAGATCCTGCAGGTGGACGCGCTCCCCTCCGAGCCTGAGGGGCCCTCCGCCCTCCCCTCAGCCTTCCAAATCCTCCGCTCGCTTGGAGAGGGTTCCTACCCCACTGAGGCCAGCCAGTTGGAGTTCCTGAGCCAGTTCAACCTGGCCATGGGGCTCATGGGCGACCCCCTCAGATTCAACGATTTCAAGGCGGCTGTGGACAATTTCGTCTCCGTGTGCTACCGCGCCCGCTCGGTGGAGATGGCCAACGAGGTGTACCGCACCTGGGGAGAGCTCAGCGAGACGAGCTTTCGACACCCCGTGAGCGCGGTGCTCTTCGCCGCCAGCCTCGAGCCGGGTTTTCTCGAAGGGCGCCCGATTCGCTGGGAATCGTCGCGTCCCCCCCGCCAGATCCTTCCCAGCCCTATGACGAACAGCGCCCTGCTCCAGGGGACGCTCCATTGCACGGAGTTGTGGCGCTTCGACATGGCCAACACCCTCTTCCGCCGGCCGACGGCACAAATGAGTTCGGCGGTCTCAACGCTACTCTCGGCTTCCTCCGAGCATTTGGCGTTGGCTACCTTTGTGTCGTGCGTCGGTGGGGCTCTTACAGTGTGGAGTATCGCTCGTGCACCGGTGAGGGCCGTATCCATTGGTGTCCCGTTACTCGGAGCTATTTTGATCAAGAATCCTTCCTATTCGCGGGTGGCAGCTCTGCCACAAACCATCATGAACACATTGAGCACATCCCCGCTCGAGGCCGCCCTAATCTGGTTCCTGGGAACGCACCTCCTCCTCGGCCCATTGGTCAAACTGACGAAGTGGCTCGCGCTTTCCAAGCTACGATCGATGCTCGGCCACCGCCCTCGGGACTCCGTCCTCTCCGCCTATACAAACTCGCTTCGCGGCCACGTGAAGGGTACTGCTACCTGGCTCTATTCCCACGTCATCGGCAGACCCAAGCAGGTCGAGAATTGGGGGAGTCCCCTCTCTTTGCTGATGTCGTGCGCAGTCTGTTCGGTCGCGATTTCGATGGGAACGTTGTGGGCCCCCTTAACTTTACTACTCCTTCCCTTCTGCATGTGAAGGGTCAACCTGAGTGGGCGGCTGGTCCGCGCGAGGTGGGGCCGGAACTCTTCGGGTCAGCGATGGTCGTCACTGGGTGGCAGGATAACAGGACACTCCGAATTGGAGCGACGGGTAGTGTGCACGAGGCTCTGCGAGCCTCGATCCACAACACCAACATCCTGCTCCCCTACGTGAAGACTTTCACTGACGATCAGGAGGCGGCCGCCGATATCTGCCCGTGGCGAGTTGAGCTCGCGAAATCAAAATGGTTCACAGCCTTTGCTGTGGAGAGAGTGGCCCTCTCAGACAGGCCACATCCTCACCCCTTCTGCCGCGCCGCGGCAAATCACATACTCTTCCGGGTGGCGGCGAGAGCGGTCAACCGCCCCGTCACCCTCCTGCAAATTAAAGCTGGCAAAGCGGCAACCTTCGCGCGCCTGAGTGGTCAGGATGTAGTGCGGCACGTCAACACGTTGACGAACCGAGACTACACGCGGTTCGCGGAGGCTTCGAGTTGGCCAACCACCTTGACCACGGAGGTGGCCCTTTTGGATGAGACTGCACAGGACATGCCCCTGGAGAGCTTCGCGGGGTTGCTCAAGCAGCATGAGGCGACCACCAACACGTGGTTGCTCACATTAAATATCCCGCCCGAGATCACAGAGCGATCCGAGAGTGTGCACGAACACTATCAGATTCGATATTCCGACGACGGCCGCCACTACCAGCACATCCTGGAGAGCGATGAATCGGACCATTATTGGCAGCCCATGAGCAGCCTCGAATACCTCACCACCTCCCACCTCACGGTGGACGGACAAGTGTGGACTTTCGAGCGCATCAGCAGCGTGAGCAGCAGCCACCTCGTCGTCGTCCGCAAGGGCCGCCACATGTCCCCGCCTGAGGACATGCTCCATGGCGGCGATCTCGTGAGAATCCCAGCCTTCGGCGCCAATCTACCAGTGAAGTGGATTGACGCCACGATTTACTCCGCCCTCCTCGCCCACGCCCGGACGGTGCGAGCCCCCTCCCTCAAAGAGGAGCATGCCAAGCTCCGGACTTACATCAAGGGCATGGGGTTCCGCCTTCCCAGCGTGGTCATCAATCACCTCGCAGCCGTCCTCTTGTTCGCCGCCAAGATGGACGAAGAGCAATCCTCGCGGCCGCCGGAGCTCCAGAGCACCTGGCACCGCATAAAGACGGCCATTCGGAGGTGGCTGGCCCGCCACTTCCCGCGCATCGCTCGCGTGCTCCTGGGGCCACAACAACTTCTCAGGGATGATCCGACAATAATGTGTCCGGCGCCCTTCCGCTTCGTCCTCCACAAGGTAGACCGTGTCGTGAAAGCGGGTCTCGTCCTTCGGCCGAGCCTGCCCTCGACCACAACTCATCACCCGGCGAGAGCCTCCGGCTTGCCGATCCAAAAAGTCCGCGTAATCGCGGCGGCCAAAGGGAAGGATACCCTGCCATCCTATCCCCGCGACGAAATCAAGCCCCCGGCAGAGTCGAAGAAGATCCAGAAACCCGCACCGCCAGCCCGCACGGCCCTTGAGGTCAAGGAGGTGGTGGCGGAGGTCCCCCCAGCACCCAATGCTGCTGAAGAGAGGGGGGGCTCCCACATCAGCGGGGCAGAGTTGGCCCCAGAAGAACAAGCCGACTGGGAGATGGCAGAAGCCATGAAGCGCTCCCGTCGCGTGCATGAAAAGACCCGGGAACTGCCGAAACCCGGAGAGAGCTCACATTCGGCAATCAAAATAATCGAGAACGCCCTGAAGGAGGGGAAGACGAGGTCGGGGCCGGGGCATGCCACCGACCGGGTGGGGGTGTCGCAGCCCCTCTACATCTCTTCATCAATGCTGTCGTCCCTGCGCCTCTCCAGCAATGAGTTGGTCGCCACTTCTTTGGACGTCCGCGACATGGATGAGAGAGCCCCCCCCCCACCCGTCAGAAATTGGGCCGATGAGCTCGAAGAAGCGCTGGGGCCCGCCCCCCAGCCGCTGCCCGCCGAGCAGGCCGCCATCGTCGATCCCGCCACGGTGCCTCTCCCTGCCGAAACGGACGCAGAGTTGGAGGAATCTCGTGGTCTCCTACACCTTCCCCCTGCCGACCGCGTGGTACCCGCCGGCCCTGCCGAACTTCCCCCAAACGTGCCCCTTGAGGCCGACCGGAGTCAGGACAGAGCTGAGGCCGGGATACCTCGATCGGCCTTCATCAACGCCCTGCTCGACGCCCCCTACGTCGTGCGTCCCAGGCCCATCCGCCGGGGCGGTTCCGAACCCGGCCGAATCGTTGAGGACGAAGATGAGATGATCCTTGTCCCTTCACTATTCCCCGACCCTCACCGACTACTGGCGGCTGGGTCGAACAATTGGTCATCTCCAGCGGACCCCGCCACGGTGTTCCCTGCTTTCCGTCCGGACGTCGCGGACCAGTTCTTTCTGATCCCCGATGACGGTCTCCGTCTCCCCCGAAGGGTCCAGCGACCGGACACTTGCATGGTTAACGCCATCGCCAATATGACAGGTCGCCGCGCTCTCAATGTTTGGAGGGACATGACTGAGTACTGCAGCCCCTTGCAGATCTCACAAGCATTCACCTCCGCCGGCATGTCCGTGTACGCGCTCCATCGGTGGGCCGTCACCAATGGCGCGGCAGTGAACATCCATGTCCGCTCCAACCGCTGGTGCACCAGCACCGCACACGGCATGCCTCATTGGGTTGGCGTGAGCTCCGGGACCCCTTACCACATCATCTTCGAGATAGGGGGCCGGGGCTACGCCAACCATTGGTCGTTCGACCCTCAGGTCAACCACCAAGAGGGGCCGCGGGTGCCATGTGAGCTGGTCTTGGAGTGGCGAGGTGGCAGCAGGGAGCGATGGGACGGGAAGATCCCGAGCAAAGCCCCGCTAAAGCCGTACACGCCGAATTGGGAGAGGGCGAAGCTCTGCTTCAAAGACTGGTTGGAGCGTGGATGGGGCATCGTGTGGGAGAACCACACAGCGAGGGAGAGAGAAGAGCTCACCTCGTACTTCAAAGGAGTGAGGAGAGACGCACGCCCGATAATGCTGGCGGTGTCCGTAGGTGGTCCCGGCACCGGAAAGTCCGTGGAAGCGAAAGCCGTGGTGAAAGAGTACCACAACGAAATGCAGGGAGAGGTCCATGTGATGTTCTCCAGAGTCGTGCTCATGAATGAGTGGAAGCCGCTGATCACCAAAGATCAGAACCGGCAGATGCTCAAAACCCTGGAGAGCACACCGACCTGGAACCTCACCGGCCTACACATCGAGGAGATCGGGAGCTTCCCCCCCGGTTATATCGACATGCGGGCCTTCCTGAACCCCTCCCTCCGATGGATCACCGCTACCGGTGACCCCCTTCAAGTCCGATGGTCCCCGGGGCGGGAGACCAGCCTCCTCAACAACGTCGCCGTTGTCCCCCTCATCGACAGCCTCAGACCATGGTGGAGCGCTTACAGCATCACCAGTCATCGGTTGAGCCAAGCCGTCGCACGCCTGGTCGGCATGCAGACCACGTCGCCTGTGAGGGGGCGAATCATCCCGGTTGCCGGACGCATCCCCGGCATGCTCACCATTGGCGCCCATGAGGAGCGCTCCGATCGAGGTAGCCTGATGTCCACAGGCTACTGCACCATAAACAGTTGCGCGGGTCTAGATCTGGATATGGACTACCAGATCATCATTTCCAAGGCGGCCCTGACCCAGCTGACCCCCGAAGCGTGCTTCACCGCCTTAACGCGCGGCAAGAGGGACGTCTACCTCGTGTGGGAGGGGGGTTTTGACCAAGGGCTCCTGATGGCGCACAGCGTCTGGGGCCCGGCTCACCGTGGCGAGACCATCGACTGGGGGTGCTTCTTGTCCCCCCCGACAAAGCTAGTCGCCCGGTTCGCAGACTGTGGCTGGAGAGGCGGCGAAAACTTTGAGCAGAAGCTCTGGTCGCTGCCAGCAGAATATCACGCCTTGTGGGCGTACTTAGATGCACTGCCCACCGAAGAGGCGTATTGCGAGGAGGTCGAGGCCACCGAGCCCCAAGCGGCAACCCACATCAGCGCACCCGTCACTTTGGACGGCAGCCGTTGGTGCGAACCGTCCCGCTCCAAAGATGAGATGGAGATCTTGAACGGTCTCGAGAGCTCCTTCCAAATCAGAGACCTGGAGGGATCGGCTCTCTACAATCACATCTTCGCGAAGCAGGACGCCCGCGATGAAACCCTCCTGCCCCTGTCCGTCCGCCAGCGCATGCGGTTCAAGTCGCTCCGCGAAAATGAGGAGCACGCGGCGAACCGAGCCGAGCTCGGCAGCATTCTCTGGGGCAATTTCCTTGCCTACCTCGGGATAGATCCTGAGCGGCGAGAAATTTGCGAGCCCCTCCTCAATGCTTGCCACAACGCGATGCTGGACAAGAAGATGGAGCGGAGCAAGGCCCTCCTCGAGGCCAACATAACCCGAGTCGAGCCGGAACAAGCCGACAACTCAGCCCGCATATTTGCGAAGAGTCAGATCAAAGCCAAGAGCACCACGATCCTGACCGCCACTATTGAGGACGACCCCCTATGGTGGAAAAGCGACGCCCTTGCAGAAGTCAAGCCTGGGCAAACGATCGCACTGTTCCCGGATGAAGTTTTACGGCGGTTGGGACCCGCGACAAGATACGCCAACCACGTGCTCGCTCAGCTCATGCCTGAGCATGTGAAGATGTACGGGGGCATGACCCCATCTGACTTAGACCAATGGTGCAAGAAGCACGCTTCCAGCGGACGAGTGTTCACCAACGACTTTAAGAGTTTCGATTTGAGCATCACCGGCGAGGGCCTCCACTTCGACCTATGCCTTCTGCATTGGTTGGGATTCGGCCCGGACCTGCTCAAATACTACTACTGGATCAAGGTGGACCTCCAGACTACATTCGGGCATTCAGCGATAATGCGCTTCACAGGTGAACCCGGCACCTACATATTCAACACTGCGTACAACATCGCCTACATGGCGACGAAGTACACCCTCGATCCCGCCGCGAGCGCCCTCTTCTCCGGGGACGACTCGCTCCTCTACTCCCTTCCGCCAATCAGCCCGACCTGGCACAACCTCGAAAAGTATTTCTCTCTCGTGGGCAAGACCGTCATCACAGAACTCCCCGAGTTCTGTGGCTGGCTGTGCTACCCGGAGGGCATCATTCGGGACCCACTCGCGCTGGCCCTCAAGACGCTCTACCGGCGCAACATCGGGCAACTCAGCCGAGTCCTCGACTCTTACTTCCTAGAGGCTCTGTTCGGCTACAACATGGCGGACGCAATGATCGACCTCCTTCCCGACGATAGGTTGGAGCTCCAGGGGTGGTTCATGAACTTCGCGTTCGCCCACGCCCCCCTGGTGAAACACTTAGGGCGCACATCCAGGTTCTCACTCGGCATAATGGTCGAGGAGATCCTCCGCAAGACCCCCGCAACCGACAAGACCCGCCAGATAGGCCTATTTTCTGGTTTGGATTACATTCTATCCAATTTGGGTCCGATCTCTTCCCTCACCCTCACCGACAATGACGAGCAATCCCGCCTACTACGCGATCCCCCAAGAAGCGACGGTTGCCATCTCTGTGAAGATGACGACCGGGAACAACTTCGCGTGCGGGGTGATCCCCCTGAAGGGCATCTCCGCCCTAGCTGCATCCATCGGACTGGCCGAGTCCGCTTGGGTTACCTCAATCTCGGCCGATGTTGTCGACGTCTCCGAGGAGTCTGTGGTTTTCTTCTTGGCTGTGGCTCCCTCTGGCGCGAAACCCGTGTCGGAGCACAAGGATTTCTGGAACGTCCCGACACGCCGCGTGGGGACGACGAGCAAGGAGTCCCCCCACACCACACTTTCCCCGATGCTGCCCCCCCAACTCTCGTACAAGGTGAAGGGGCAGGCTCCAGAAAACGGCTCCGAGGCCGTCCTCCTCCTCGGCGTATACAAGGCGAAGCCCGTCAAGAGCGAGGAGCTTTGGTACTTCGGCCTTAGAATCGGCCTTCGCGGCGAGGGCCCGGGTTTTCAATCCGGGGACGGCGCGACCGCGGCATCGACCTAGATGGTGAGGACGCCGAAAGCGTCTGGACCGACTCGGAGTATGGGGAAGACGTGGACGCCCCTGATGACGAGACCGCCGCCCCCGAGGAGAAGCCCCCGCCCAGAACGCCGAGCCCTGTTGACCCCGGGTTGCCGACGCCTGAGCCTACGCCAGACCAACCCCCGAATATTAGTCCCGAGGGTTGGAAGTCCTTTTCTGATTTCATTAATTCCGCCGGCTCCGCGCTGACGCCGTACTACACGGCGAAACTAGCGGACACAGCCCGCATCAACATCCAATATCTCCTTTCTGCTCGCACTCCGATTCCGTCTGTCCGTTGGCGCTCCCCTTGGGGCACCGACACTTCTTGGCATGATGAGACCGAGGCCGACATGCCTCCGGCTCTCGTCCCGGCTCTCCGCAAGGTGACGGAGCTCCGCTCCCATATGTACATCACTTTCGACTGGGACCGTGTTCCTCTTCTCGATGGCCTGGACTTTGATCGTTCTGCTGTTGCTTCTACTTTTAATCCTGCGTGACTCCACGCATCTTTCCTCTCTCTCTCCCATGCGGGGTGGCGCGGCCGTGTAATCTCGGTCAGACATACCCCCGACGTCTTTTCTTTTTTGTTTCTCTGTAACCGAAACGCCGACGTGGT